GTCAAGCACCTGGTGACCCAGGCCTTCCAGATGTATCAGGTATAACAGCAACCAGTATGGCCACACCATCAGCCTCATTGTTTGGTAGTAACAACAACTTAAACAACGTAGGTGCACCACAGGATGGCCAAGGAGGTCAGAGTATCACAGTCAATGCTATAGTTAGTGAGACTCAAGTAACAGATGTACAGAATAGAATAAACAGAATACAACGTAACGCAGAATTATGACAAGTTATCAAGCACTAATCAACCACATTGAGGCCTTCTATACCAACCATCTACAGGTTAAGAAGGTAGGCTCAGACTTCACAGAGCAACTACCTAACTTTGCTACCAAGGATGAGAGATATCCTTTGGTGTTCATAGCTCCAGTCTTTGCATCTCCGACTACAAACACCAACACGATCAGCTTAGAGATATACTGCTTTGATATCATCCAAAAGGATAGAGCCAACATCACAGTGATACTCTCCGATTGCCATCAAATATTGGTTGACCTGGTCAATCAGTTCACATTCAGTGATGACTACTCCTTTGATATCATAGGCTTACCATCCCTCACACCTATGAACAACCAACTACTTGACTATGCTGCTGGCTGGATGATGAGTTTGGATGTTGACATGAGCAACTGGACTGATTGCCAAGTTCCACTTCTAACAAATTTGCCAACGTAGTACAATATAGGTATGGCAAGCAGACAAAAGATATCACAGATGACTCCGAAAGGGGCTAATCTTGAAGCTACTGACTTACTTGAGGTGAGTGTATTGACTGGCACTGGATATGGTACTTACTCTATCACAGGACTTGAAGTGATGAGTGGCTCTGCATCATTGAGTAACTTGTACACTCAGACAGCATCAAGCACACCTGTCACCAACACAACTACTGAGACCTCCCTCCTTGATGGCGGCTTAGGTAGTTTGAGTATCCCTGCTGATGGGTTCAATGTAGGTGATAGCTTCCATGCTATACTAACAGGTCATATCTCAGCTGTCAACAACCATACCTTGACTATAAGGATAAAAGCTGGCAGTGTTGTATTTGCAACAACAGGAGCAATCACAATGGCAGGAACAACTGGTAAACATTGGAAGCTGGAAATGTTTTTTACTGTGAGGACTATAGGAGCAGCGGGTGTAGCATCCATAGCTACAGGAGGTGCTTTCATGTACACAAAGAATGCCTCTACAAACTTTGAAGGGATTAACTTTAGTACTGAGAACACCACTACCTTTGATACAACCATAAGCAACACACTATCAATCACAGCTCAGTGGGGTACTGCCAACGCTGGAGACTCTATATATTCAGAAATATTTACACTTAATAAAACTTATTAACAATGAACACAGATAATGACATACTAATTGCAAACCAGGGGAGCTTTGTAGTTAACAACACAGTAGAGAAGACTGTAACTATCAACGCTATAGTAGTACTTGAGGATACTGTATTCAACACGATCAAGATAGCTGGCTCAGATGTGAAGTCAACTTATATTGCTGCACCAGCAACAGCTGTGAAAGCAGGTACTATCATCAGAGCTACAGCGGCTCAACAATTTAGTGGAGTTAAGTTAACATCTGGAAGTGTATTGCTAATACTTGCATAGTATGAATGGCTATGGTAACAGCGTATTTTTACGCACAGCTTTAGGAGGCGGAGGTGGTGGTGTAGATCCAGATGCTCAAGCGTTCATTACAGCGGCTGCAATAACAGACCCAACACAACAAGCGGCAATCAATACTTTGGTAGTTGACTTGAAAGGGTATTCTATTTGGTCTAAGATGAAAGCTTTATATCCATTTGTAGGGGGTACGGCTGCTCAACATAAGTTCAATCTTAAAGACCCACGAGATTTAGATGCAGCATTTAGACTTGTGTTTAATGGAGGTTGGACTCATTCAAGTAATGGAGCTTTGCCTAATGGCACAAATGCTTATGCAGATACTAAATTTAATTTAACAAAATTTACTGCATATACAAATGCAAGTACTGGAGTTTATTTAAGGACTAATATAAATCAAACTTCTGTTGATTTTGGGCAAGGTTATGCAAATTTTGGCATACAAGGAGTTTGTTTATACTCAAGATATTCGAGTAACGCAATAGGTGGATGTTGTATAGGAAATACATTTACAAATGGAGGAGCAAATTCTAATACTGACTCAAGGGGTTTATTTGCAGTTACACGAACAGGTACAACACAAAATGTAAGAAAAAGAGGAACATCAACAATAAATCTTACCACTACAAATACAACTGATTCAACATACGCAAATGCTAATATTTATCTTGCTGCAAGTAATGAGGCAGCTTCAAGCCAAATAACGCTTTATTCATCAAGAGAACAAGCATTCGCTTTTATGGGTGATTATTTAACAAGTGCTGAAATTGATAACTTTTACACAGCGGTACAAGCATTCCAAACTACATTATCACGTCAAGTATGAAACTAACACAACTAACAACAAAACAAAGGTTGACCTATGTAGGGTTATTAACTGAGCTACAAAAGAATGAGATAGTAGGACAATTATATGCACCAGATTCTTACTTTAACCCTATACAAGATATCAATGATAATTGGATTATTTCAGTAGAGGAGATGGAGCAGTGTGTTAACCCTGATTATCTTTGGGTAAAAGACCTTGACTTGATACCATACGAACCAAAACCAACACCCCCACCTTTTGAATAATGGCAAGATACGCTAACACTGGAGAGTTTAATGTCCTTTATCCTACAAGGAGAAGGATGGCTACGATATTGAAACGTATTATAAGGAATGATGTTGTTGATGGTGAAGGCACATTGGTTGAGTCTATCAGAATCAATGCTAAGATTACAGGCTTTGAGAAACTTGAGATACAAATCATTGCTATGTACTACTTCATATTTCTTAACAACGGTGCATACTTATGGAACAATGGTATAATTACACCACGTGACTACGTTGCACAGTTCACAGATGAGCTGAATGCAGCAGGCATCACAGCTGAAATATACTCACAGTACACTGAGTGGTTAACAAAAAGATTTCCTATCCTACAAGTAGCAGAAGTACTTGAAAAAAACCAAAGAATCACTTATACCTTTGAGGCTATAGACCCACCTGCTGGCTTTCAACCAGGCGTTGCATTAGACGTTTAGTTCCTTCTTCATACCTAACATATTAAAGGTCATGATTAGCGATAGGTTAGTCACCTCATTGAACTTAGTCAAGTCCTCATTGCATAGGCTGTAGATTAATCTTTCCCAGCCCCATTTCTTCTCGCTTTTTTTTAGAGCTACTGCCTTTGCCTCATCAGATGTAACTGGCACCTCATCCTCATCCTCCTCACTTCCATCCTCATCTGTGAACAGATTAGCATACGTAGTCATGAATGATTCTCTGTAGGCAAGATACTCAGGCAGGATACCATAGATATCATTGATACACACCTCATCAAAGATACTGCATCTTAGACTTGGTTTAAACTCATACGGCTCAAACACTGTCTCTCCCCACTCATTGGTCATCACCTTCCTATAGATGATAGATGCAATGTGGCCAACGTGCTGATTATAGTCTTTGGAGAAGTAGTGCTCAAGGTCAATGAACTCACCAACGGTCAAAGTGTTCAATGGCTTATAGTGATACTCACCTATCACGTGCTTATAGTTCTTTGATGGCTCAGAGTTTATGAAGGTGATCTTAGCCAGCATCTCACTGACTTCACTTATGTCAAGGTCTTCTAAGTCATCAGATGGGATATCAGCCAGGGCAGAAAGTATCTCTATCTCCCTGGTGAACACCTCTTGTATAGAATACAGCTCTCTAATCTCTTTGAACTGCAATACATCTATCTCACTCCACGACTTTGGTAGGTACATCCTTAGGCATTTGTTTAGCTAACTTCTGACCTACCTCAACTAAGTAAGGAACGGCAATCTCTGCCTTGAGCTCTCTGATAATCTTTGCTTTGAGCTTGATGTGTGCATCTGCATAGTGCTCAGCCTTTGTCAAGTCAGTACGTTTGAACAGGATGGCCAGCATCTCTGAGATGTATCCCTTATGTCTTGAGTGCATAACCTTGTCAATGTGCTTTGTATCCCTAACAGATAGCTTGAAGGTATCCTCAAAGGCGGTGTAAGTGTAGTTCATGTGCTCAAAGGACGGCTGTAGCTCTGGCTTACCACTAAGATTGTTGAACTGCTTAACACATTCTTTGAACTCCTCAATAGATACATCATCCCAATCTGCCTCTGGCACTCCTAACAAAGTGAACACGTCAATGTGTTTCTCAATAGAATCCAGCTCTTGATTTGCATGGATTGTTGTGATGTCCTCGAACTGTTGCACCGTCAACTCATTCAATTGGTTGGGTACTTCTTTACCTAAAATTGTTACCATAAATATAATTTTTAACAAATATAATACTTTTTACAATATAGGCATGGACAGACCAGTATACAAGATTACTATTGATGATGCTTACTCTGATGGGGAAGACCTTGGATGGGATATGACAGCCTTCACAAACAAGCCTGCCATTAAAATTAAGGGTATGGCATTCAATGCTGCTATTCCTATGACATTCAGTGACTCAGTTAAGATGCGTATTGTTGCACCTGCCATGATACCAATGAACATCTATAGACAAGATGAGGATGGTGAAGAGTATGATGTTCAATTTACTGCAGAAGTGATTGAGCAGATACACGCCAAGTTCATGAAGAACCTAACTAATAAGGACATCTTTAACCTTGAGCACGATCAAGATGAGAAAGTTCCTGCATACATCCTTGAGGCATGGATAGTAGACAGTCCAGAGACTGACAAAGCATTCACAACATACGGCATTGAAGTACCTAAGGGCACATTGATGTTGACAAGCCAAGTAACTGACAGAGAATACTATGATGCACTGGTTGAGTCTGGTCAAGTAGGTTACTCTATTGAGGGATTCTTAGGCATGAAATTATCGGAACAATTAAAATTAAATACAATGAAGTTACCAGATGGAGAACACATGATTGAGGATAAGATCTACGTTGTTAAAGACGGAGAGATTATTGAGATCAAGGAAATGCCTACAGAGATGGAAGCAGAAATGGCTGCTGATCCAGTAGCAGAAGAGGAAGCTGAAGTAGCAGCAGAGAACCCTGTAGCAGAGGAAGAGGATGCAGCAGCAGACTCAGAGGTTGCAATGGCTATTGACCCAGCAGTTGATACAGAGGCTATCCTTGCTATCGTAGCACCAATGCTTGAGGAGCACATGAATGCAGTGATCAGAATGATTGCTGACTTAAAGAACCAACTTGAGGAGAGTCTTGCTGTTGAGACAGAAACAGAAGCAGAGAGTGTGGAGTTGACTTCACATGAGAAATTTAAAGAATTTGTAAAATTTTCAAAAACCAAATAACATGAACCGTAATTTAAAATTCAATTTAGATATTGAAACAAACGCACTTTTAGCTGCGAACCCAGAGGAGTTTTATTCAAAGGCTTATTTATCAAGCCCTGATATCCCTAACAACTTTAGAACTTTACCAGGTGTAAAGTCAAAAACTAAATTGGCTAATGTAGTATTTGGTCAAGTGTTGCAAGCATACAACTGTGCTTTCTCACCAAGTACTGACCAATTAGATGCTATTGACATTGATGTATGTTCATTGTCTGCAATGGCTGAGCTTTGTCAGTTTGATTTAGAGCAATCATTTTTAGCTTTGCAAATGACAAAAGGATCTAATGGTGATTTCACTGTTGCATCTTTCATGGCATACTACTGGAATGAGATGGCTTTGACTATTGGTCAAGACATTGAGGTGTTGAGATGGCAAGGTAATGATGCATCTCTTGATCCATTATTGTCTTTGTGTACT